GCTAAATTTAGAGATACTTCAAAAATTATTGACATTCTTTGTTTTGGAACTGCATCAACGCATTGGGCTTCTACAGCTGACGGTATTGGTTTTAAAACTGTACGAACAGACACTGGCGCAACATTAAGCACAACGCAAGGTCTTAAAAATTATTCAGGAATTACAACTTATTTTACAACAGTAATTTATACATCAGTTTTAGATATTAAACCAACAGACGGCAACGCTGCTTATACTGTTAAAACTGCAGACGGTTACGGAGGTAAAGCAATGTATGTAGTGCGAGACGAAGTGCAAGATTTTATTGATTTACCATTTTATGCTCCAGACGACGCTGTTATTAAAATTACTGGAGACGAAGGCGACAATTTATCAGACTACTATGTTGATTTTAAACAAGAAGGTATATGGGTTGAGTGTGTTGGACCAGCAGTTACTACGAGCATAAATCCGGCAACAATGCCTCATGCACTTATTAATAACAACGACGGTACATTTACGTTTAAACAATTAACTTGGAATACACGAAATTCTGGCGATGAGTATACAAATTCAAATCCTAGTTTTATTGGCACTACAATAAATAACATTGTATTTTATAAAAACCGTTTAGGATTTTTAAATGGTGAAAATATTACACTAAGTGAAAACGGCGAATATTATAATTTCTTTAGGACGACCGGCACTGATACACTTGATACAGATCCAGTTGACGTTGCTGCGTCATCAATGCAAGTATCAACATTAAAACACGCTGTTGAGTACAACGAACAACTTTTATTGTTTTCAGATACAACACAATTTATTTTAAAATCAAGCGACGGTACTTTAACACCCTCTTCAGTTTCAATTGATGCTACAACAACGTTTGAACACGACGCTGCAAATGAGCCAATACCAGTAGGAAACTATATTTATTTTGTACAAAAACGTGGAGATTACTCAGCAATACGAGAATATTATGCTGATAACGACACTTTAACAAATGACTCTGTTGATATTACTGCAGGAGTTAGTACGTATTTGCCAAGCACAATAAAAGCTTTTGCTAGTGCTCCAATGGAAGACACAATGTTATTTTGCAAAGGATCTGAAATTTATGTTTATAAATATTTTTGGGATTCAAATGAAAAAATACAAGCATCATGGTCCACATGGAAATTTGACGTTACGTTTATTGGAATGTTTGTTGTTGAAAGTACAATTTATTTATACGCAAATGACGGAAGTAAATTCAAATTATTTACAATAGATTTACAAAATTTAAAAGACGACGCATTAACATTTAAAGTAGCTTTAGATCACAGAGTAAAAATTACTGGTGGATCTTACAACAGCACTACAGACAAAACACAGTTTACAATGCCGTACGGAGAAAAAGCTAGTTTAGTTGCTGTTGATGCAACAAACGGCGCAGACTTAGTAATTTCAAATTCTGGTGCTACTTATTACGTTGAAGGCAATCATACTTCAGTTTATTTTGGTACACAGTTTTTAACTAAATACAAATTTTCAACTTTTTATTTAAGAGAAGAAACACCAAGAGGAAGTATTGCAGTTACATCAGGTCGTTTGCAAGTACGCAAAATGAGTCTTGATTACCAAAATTCAGCTTTCTTTACAATTGAAGTAGATCCAGATAATGGCAACACAAGAACTTATACATTTAATGGTCGCATAATTACTAATCCTGCTTTTTTACTTGGCACTCCAACAATTTTATCAGGCACTTTTAGTATTCCAATTTTAGCTAAAAATGACTCACATACAGTTACAATTAAATCGTCAAGTCATTTACCATTTCATTTAGTTGCAGCTGAATACGAAGCTTTTTATAACCGAAGATCACAAAGAGCATAATGGTTGGCTGGGTAAGAGATTCAACTTTAGCTGATGCGTATATATTAAGTAAAAATTTAAGAGACATTGATATAGAAGAATTAGAAGCAGCAAGTAACACTTCGCCTCTTGATGCATTACTTGGTGGCTTTGGCGGTAAAGGTACAAAAACAAAAACAATTATAAATCATGATGAAGTAATTGGTATGTTTGGAGTTGGCGATTGTCCGCATTTAGAAAACTATGGAGTAATATGGTTATTAGGAAGCGACGGCATTGATAAAGTTAAAAGACAATTTTTAAGAGAGTGCCGTGCTTACGTTGAAGATTTGCAAAAACCATACGAAGTTGTTTACAACTGGGTTCACCCAGCAAATTGGAAAAGTTTAAAATGGCTACAATTTTGTGGCTTTGAAATAAGAGACAAAAGAAAATTAGGAATTAAAAACCAGGAGTTTTATTTAATGATGAGAGAAAAATCAAATGTGTGATCCAGTTACATTAGCAGCAGCAACGTTTGCAGTAAATGCAGGCTCGGCGGCAATGGAGTATCAAGGACAAAAAGACCAAGCTAAAGCTCAAGCAGCAGCAAATGCAAATGCTCGGATTGATGCACAGGAAGCTCACACAGAAGATGTTACTAGAATTGAAGCAGAACGAATTAGAAATAATGAAGAAGCTGCTAGAGAATCTTTTAAAAATCAAAGAGAAAAACGTGCAGAACTTGCATCAGCTAGAAATAAAGCTGGAGAAGGAACTGGCATGATGTACGCAATGCTAAGAGATATTGGTTTTGAGTATGATATGGATCAGAACTTGCTTGATTCTGGTTTAAGTGACGCAAATATTGGTTATATGAATGCACGAAAAGATGCTTATGCGGCATTTAGTCGTAATTGGAATAACCAACCAGCTGTTAATAAACCAAGTGCTGCGGCGTTTGGACTTAAAATTGCTGGTGCCGGTTTAAGCTCAACTGCAACTTATAAATCTGGAGGCTACGGTAAAACATAATGGCATTTCAATCAACATACAAAGGTAGAGTAAATGTTAGTCAAACTAACGAACTAAAACAAATTGCAGAAGCACTAAGAACATCAATTACTCCTGCACTAAATCAATATGCTGAATACAAAGGTAAAGAAATTACAGAAAAGACAACAGATGAAGCTGAAATAGCTGCAAGAGAAACTGACGTAAAATCTTACGCTGAAGCTGTAAAAAACGGAACACTTGACGGTACACAATCGCCGTATTGGCAATCAGTATTTGATAATGCAAAAGGTAAAGCGTATGGAATACAATATGGCATACAAAAACAAACATCTTTAAATGACTGGATTAATACTAACAAAGCTGATGATGAAAATTGGATAGATAAAGACGGAAGTCAATATATGGCGTGGAGCAACGACTACGACGCTGAATATTTTAGTCAAAATTTAGAAATGGAAAGCGTTTTCTTTAAAAAAGGTTTAGACACTTACGTCACACAAACAAATGCAAATCTTGGAAATAGTTACGCAGCAAGTATGCGTGAGGATCAAAAAGCAGTAATGATGAAAAACATAAGTACAATTGTTACTGAAGGCTTTGACCAATTTTCAATGAGTGGTGATGTTACAGAACTGTATGAAGCAATTGATGCTGAAGGTGGCAATGCTACTATGCTTGCTGGTATACAAGGAGCTGAATTTAATAGTTTAGTTTTAGATACAGCAATGGGAGTTGTTTCTGAACTTACAATTAAAGGTGATCCTGACGCTGATTACGAAAAAGCTCTTAGTATAATTGAAGCGGTAAATAATTACAAAAGAGATAATGGCTCAACGTTATTTAATGCGGAAACAAAAGAAAACTTTTCAAACTTTGAGCAAACAGTTAGATCTGAAATGGAAGGTCATGAAGTTTTCATGGAAAAAAGAGAAATTGAATTTATGCAGCTTGATTGGATTGAAGATCAAAGAAAACTTATGGGATCAGAATTTGGCGGTGTAATGTATGCTTCATATAGTGGACCAGACGGCGCAAAAGTTGCAATGTTTGCTGAAGATGCTTACACAAACATCGTTAAAAAAGTGTTTCTTGACGAAGCAGGCAAAGGGTATTTATTGGATCCACGCAAAGAAGAAGACATGGTGCGTATAAAAGAATTATCAACTGACGTGTTTGATTCAGTTAAAGATTATTATAAGTCAATTGATGCAAGCCAATTAGTGCCGTTTGATTACAAAATGTGGAAAGCTGGTAAAATGCCGGTTGGTGTTAATATGGTTAATAACCAATTTAATAGTCCAGAAGATTTTGATAACGCAGTTACAATGTGGGAAGAAAGCAGAATAGGGCCATTTAAAGATATAATGGACGAAAACAATATTGATTACGAGCACATACAAGCTTTAATAGACAGTCAAGCTCGAAAATTAAACTTAATGCTTATAGATATTTCAAATGACGGATAAATTTAAACGTTTTAATGAATACAACTTTGATCTTGAAAAAAAAGAAAATGAGTACAAACTTTTTGATGCGTATGAAAATGAGTTTAAAGAAGACGAATTTGTAAGTGAAGTTGAAGGTAGTGACATTAATGGCTTTATTGACGGTAGCAAAGGTGTTGTCGCAGGTGGAATTAAAGGGTTTGGTGGAATAGCTGGCTTTGTAAACTGGGCAGTAGCAAATCCAGTTGTTGGAACAACAAATACTATATTTCAATTTGTAGCTGGCAATGGCTGGCAACCAGAACTTTTAGAAAAAGAGTATTTTAAAGAGTCTGGTATTGGTGAAATGATGACACCTGAGTTTTTGCAACCAGAAACAATGGGAGGACAAATAAACAAAAACGTAGTTGCTTTTTTTGGAAACTATTTACTTGGAAAACAAGGCTTCAAAGAAATTGGAATGAATATAGTTAATCCAAAAAAGAGTTACTTGTTAGCAAAAGACAATATTAAAAAGTTGCAAGAAGGTTTTAAAGGTTTAAAAATGGAAGTTGCTGCCGGTGCATTTGCTGATGTTACTGCATTTGATCCTGAAGAAGGAACGGCTGTTGATGCACTTCTTCATCATTTTCCAAGTTTAGAAAATCCAGTTTTAAATTATTTAACAACAGATGAAGATGATTCAGTTGGTATAATTAAATTAAAACAAGCTTTAGAAGGAGCTGGAATAACTGTTGGTGTTACATTTATTATAAAAGGCCTTACAGCGTTTAAAAGAAATTTTGCAGACTCAGTTATTGCTGACTACAAAGCAAAACGAATTAAAGCACGTAACGCAATAAAAATGTTAGATGATGCAGGCGAAACAGCTGATGATGTTTCAGAAGCAATTGCTAAAACAGAAGATCCAAATTTTATTGGTCCGCCAAAACCAAAAAAACCAAAAGAAACTGATGTTATTGTTGATGAAGACGCATTAGCTAAATTGTTAAAAGATAAAAATAAACAAGATGCGTTTGATGAAATAGATTTACCAATTAATCACAAGAATTTTACTAGCACAAAAGAAGTACAAATCGCTATTGATACTGTAATTAAAAGTATTAGAAAAAATGGTTATAAAGAAAAATGGGACAATGTACTTCCAAATGATGATGTACTTCGGCTAGCAGACGAGCTTGATATTAATGAAGATGTTTTAATTAAAGGTTTAACAAACGTAGACGACATTGCAGAGCTACCAATTAGAGTTATTGCTACAAAAAAAGTTTTACAAGGGCTTGGAAAAGAAGCTGTAAGATTAGCAAAACAAATGAGCCGTAATGTTGATGTATTAGATGAAGCTCGATTATTAAAATCATTAGCATTAATTGTTAAAACTACAGATGAATTAAAAACGGCAATTAAAGCTGCTGCAAGAACTACGCAAGCTGGACGAATTAAAACTGGCGCAAAATCAATTGACATTGATGAACTTGCAAATGTTGCAAAAGCGTTTGACGGCAACCTTGACGAATTTGCTAAAAAGATTGCAGCAATGGATAACTTTGGCGATGTTAATAAAGCGTTAAATCAAAGTTGGGCAAAAAAATCTTGGGATATGTTTACTGAGTTTTATGTTAATGCTTTGTTATCAGGTCCATTTACACAAGTTATTAATACTGGATCAACTATAATTGAAACATTTTTCAAACCATTAGAATTAATTGCAGGAAGTCTTGTTACTGGCAACGTAAAAGGTATACGTCAAGGATTTTCTCGTTATCGTGGTATGATTAAAGGCATTGATGATACATTAAAATCTGTTTACAAAACTTTTAAATCAGAAGATTTAACTGGTGACGTAATGGGTAGAATTATTGAAAATAAAAGACCAAGAGCAATATCTTCAGATAATTTAGGAATGAAAAAGTTAGCGGGCGATAAGAGATCTGCGGCTGGTTTAATTGTTGATACAATCGGTATTGCTTTTCGTTTGCCGTCAAGAATACTACTTTCATCAGATGAATTATTTAAACAAATAAATTACCGAGCAAAACTTCATGAACTTGCAGTTAATAAAGGATTAGAAAAAGGACTAAAAGGTAAAACACTTGACGATTTTATTCAACGCTTTGAAAAAAAAGGTTTTGACAACAACGGCAAATTTACAAACAAAGAAGCACGAGTTTATTCAAGAGAATCTACATTTACAGCAAATTTAATGGAAGATGAAGCTTGGGTACCTGGAATTGGACAAGGTGTGCAAGATCTTATGGCAATTCCATACAACCCATTAAAAACGGTAGCGCCATTTGTTAGAACGCCAGTAAACTTGTGGCGTCACACTGTTCGTCGTATGCCATTAATTGGTATGTTACAAAAACAAAACTTTAATATGTTGCGCGCTGGCGGTACGCAAATGAACGAAGTAATTGGTCGCCAAATATTTGGATCACTTCTTGTTTATAAAATTATGGACATGGCTATTAATAAAGAAGTAACCGGTAAAGGTCCACTGCAACCACAATTAAGAGAAGCTTGGCTTGCAACGCACAAGCCATACTCTTTTAAAGTAAGAAATAAAGAAACTGGTGAAACAGAATGGGTTAGTTATCAACGTATGGATCCTCGCTTTGCAATGATTGGCTTGGTTGCTGATTTACACGAATATTGGGACGCCACAAACGTAGATCGAGATAAAAATGTTATGGCCGGAATTTTAGTTTCTCTTGCAACTAACTTAACTTCAAAATCGTATTTAACTGGATCAGTTGATTTAATTGAAGCTATTGGTGATAAAACAAAAATGGCAAAATGGACGCGAGATTATCAAACAAGTTTTACGCCTTATTCTAGTTTTATGAGACAAACTAATAATGACCAATATATGCGTGAAGTTAGATCGTATGCAGATGCAGTTTACGGAATTCTTCCAGACGCTTTTGACGGAGGCAAAAAACCACCAGTAAGAGTAAATTTCTTTGGTGAACCGCAACTTAAAGCAAAAGGTGTTATTGGTTTTACTGACGAATGGTGGGCACCAATAATTATCGGAAGAACTTCAGGATCAGAAGCGGAGCCAATTTATTATGAGCTTGCAAAATTAGCTCAAACAACAAAGTTTGATAAAGGTGAAGGAATACTAAAACAATCTTCAAGACTTTACGGAACAGAAATAGATTTATTAAACGAAAAATATTACTTAAATGGCAAAAGTGCATTGGACGTAATGCATCAGATGCTTGCTACATACACACTTAATACAAGTGGACCAATGTCAAAATATAATGGCAAAACTGTAAAACAAGCATTAAGTGAATTAATTGATACACCTGCATATAAAGCAAATTATCAAGATAAAGGCACTGGCCGTTTAAATGTAATGCAAGCTAAAATGATTAAATCAATTTACAACACTTACAAAACTTCAATACGTGAGCATGTAATTAATAATATACCAGCGCTTAAAAAAGATTACACTGAACAAAAAGGTGGATTTTATAGTGGCTTTGTTGCAACGCCTGACGCTGATGCAGCAAACGACGCACTTAATACAATTCAAGAATTACTAAATTACTAACAATCTCAACAAAATCGGTATTTTAACAGATACCTCTATAGGAATAATATATTTATGGCTAACTCATTTGTACGATATACGGGTAATGGAAGCACAACTGCTTACGCAATCCCGTTTACTTATATAAACTCGTCACACCTTGCGTGCACAGTTAACGGTGTTACAACATCGTTTACATTAAACTCTGCTGGATCTCAAGCAACACTATCATCAGCGCCAGCAAACGGATCTGCAATTGAGTTTCGTCGAACTTCAAGTCAAACAACAAGATTAACGGATTATGTATCTGGAGCGGTGTTAACTGAATCAGCACTAGATACGGACTCTACTCAAGGTTTCTTTATGTCGCAAGAAGCTGTTGATGATGCAAACGATAAAATTACTTTAGATAATGCTGATTTTCAATGGTCTGCAAATTCAAAAAGAATTAAAAATGTTACTGATCCTACAGGCGCACAAGATGTAGCAACAAAAAACTATTTAGAAAATACTTGGCTAACTACTGCAAACAAGACAGCTTTAACAACTGTAAATGCAAACATTGCAAATATTAATGCTGTAAATTCAAATGCAAGTAACGTTAATACAGTAGCTGGCAACACTACTAATATTAATACTGTTGCAACAAACATTGGATCGGTTAATACAGTTGCTACAGATATTGCAAAAGTTATTACTGTCGCAAATGATTTAGCTGAAGCTGTATCTGAAGTAGAAACAGTTGCAGACGATTTAAACGAAACAACATCTGAAATAGACACTGTTGCAAACGCAATTACAAATGTAAATAACGTTGGTACAAATATTGCTAACGTAAATACTGTAGCTGGCGTAAGCTCAAATGTAACGACAGTTGCTGGTATCGCTAGTGATGTAACTGCAGTAGCAGGCAAAGCAACTGAAATAGGAAGACTTGGAACGACTGCTGCCGTTGCTGACATGGCAATACTCGGAACTACTGCTGCTGTTGCTGATATGGCTATTCTTGGTACGGCTGATGTTGTTGCCGATATGAACACACTTGGTACATCAGATGTTGTTACTGACATGAATTTATTAGCAACTTCGGCAAACGTAACAAACATGGCAACACTAGGAGCTAGTGGTGTTGTTGGAAACATTGCAACTGTATCTGGCATTTCTGGTAACGTTACAACTGTAGCTGGCATTAGCTCGAATGTAACTGCTGTAGCTAATGATGCGTCAGATATTGGTGCTGTAGCTGCTATTGCAAGTGCTGTTACTGCAGTTAATTCAAATAGCTCTAATATAAATGCAGTAAATTCTAATAGCTCAAATATTAATACTGTGGCTGGTATAAGCTCAAATGTAACAACAGTTGCAAATGCAAATTCAAACATAACTGCTGTAGCAGGTAATGCTTCAAACATTAATACCGTAGGAGCAGCAATTACAAACGTAAACAACGTTGGTGGAAGTATTGCAAACGTAAACACTGTTGCTAGTAATCTTTCTTCAGTTAATGCGTTTGGTGAGCAATATCGAGTTGGATCAAGTAATCCAACAACTTCACTAGACGAAGGAGATCTTTTCTTTAATACAACAGATAACACATTAAAAGTGTACGACGGCACTGGCTGGACAGCTGGTGTAACACTTGGATCTGGTTTCTTGCCATTAACTGGCGGTGGATTAACTGGTGCATTAACAACAAACTCTACAATAGACGGTAGAGATATTGCAAATGACGGAAGTAAGTTAGACGGTATTGAAGCTTCAGCTACTGCAGATCAAACAGCTAGTGAAATTAGAACACTTGTGGAAAGTGCAAGTGACTCTAATGTTTTTACTGACGCTGACCACACTAAACTAAATGGCATAGAAGCTTCGGCAACTGCGGACCAATCAAACGCTGAAATTAGAACAGCAGTCGAAGCCGCAACTGACTCAAATGTATTTACTGACGCCGATCATACTAAATTAAATGGAATTGAAGCAAGCGCAGATGTAACTGACGCTACAAATGTAACAGCAGCAGGTGCTTTAATGGATTCAGAAGTAACTAACTTAGCACAAGTTAAAGCGTTTTCTTCAGCAGATTATGCAACTGCAGCTCAAGGAACTTTAGCTACTAATGCTTTACCAAAAGCAGGTGGCACAATGACGGGTAATATTGCACATGGCGATAATGTCAAAGCTACATTTGGTGCAAGTAATGATTTAGAGATTTATCATGACGGTTCTAACTCTTATATAAAAGATGCTGGAACTGGAAATTTAAGATTAGAAGGAACTGATGTTAGGGTAGCAAATTCAGGAGGCACAGGAGATTACATTCGTTGCACAAATGGAGGAGCTACAGATTTATTACATAATGGTTCGGTTAAAATTTCAACTGCTTCTGGTGGTGTAGATGTAACAGGAAACATAGCTGTTTCGGGAACAGTAGACGGAGTTGACATTGCTACAAGAGACGGAGTTTTAACTTCTACAACTACTACAGCCAATGCAGCTTTACCTAAAGCTGGTGGCACTATGACCGGTGATTTAATACTTGGTGATAATGTAAGATTAGAAGTAGGTAGTGAATCAAATGGTGATTTAGCCATATACCATGACGGGAGTCATTCATATATAGACGAAAGAGGTACAGGAGATTTATATATTAAAGGTGCAAATGATGTAAGAATACAAGGTGCAAACAATGAAAATCTTGCAATCTTTGGTCAAAATTCATCTGTTTATCTGTACCATGACAATACACTTAGAGCAAATACCTCAAGTAGCGGATTCGCAGTCACAGGAGAATTGACTTGTACGGGAAATATGACGAGTTCCGCAAATGTCACAGCGTATAGTGACGAGCGATTAAAATCAGATATTAAAACAATAGACAATGCTTTAGAAAAAGTTTCTCAAATGCGGGGTGTGACATTTACTAAGGACGGAGAAAACGGATCAGGTGTTATTGCACAAGAAATTGAAAAAGTTGCTCCTGAGCTTGTTATAGACGGCGAATTTAAATCAGTAGCTTATGGTAATACTGTTGGTTATTTAATTGAAGCAATCAAAGAATTAAAATCAGAAATAAATGAATTAAAATCAAAAAATATTTGTACTTGCGAGGAAAAATAAATGACATTACCAGCTAGTGGAAACTCATTGTCTTTATCTCAAATACAAACTGAATTTGGTGGCTCTAATCCAATTGGTTTAAACGAGTATTATGCAGGCGGCAGTTATGTACCTTCAGGAACGGGAAGTATTGCATCAAGTGGAGCAATAAACATGAGTAGTTTTTTTGGAACATCTGCATTAATTACATCTTATACATTTAATATTGCTTCTGTTTCTTCTGGTGATTACAACTCTGGTGCTAAAGGTAGTACAACTCATTATTGGAATGGCGTAAGGTCTGGTGGAGGTGCATTAACATTTCCAAATAGTGAAAGCTTAGGAAGTTGGAGTGGTGGCACTGGTACGTCAAATGAAGTACCGTCTTCGTTTCATACTGTTCAAGGTAAATCAATAGCTGGTAAAGAAATTACAGGAATTTATGGTTACCACACAGCTAATCAAATATTTGGCCCAGATAAAAAACTTCGTATAGAAATAGAAGATTATAATCCAAATACTTTTATTCCTACTGTACAACCTTACCCAACAAGCGGCGATCAAGGCATTAATCATGGCTGGTCAACAATGACCGTACCTAATTTTGGAACACTATACAATAAAGCAGCAATTTATGTTTTTCCTGACAATTCAACTTGGTATGGATCAAGATCTGATACTGGAGCTCGTGTGTTAGTGGCGCGATCAGAATTTAATAGTGGTAACCACATACGATTTGAATTTTATAACAATCTTCCAAACAACTCAACTGGATCATTTTTGCCTGCTGGTAATGCTGATGCTCCACAAACTACTGACATGCCAAGTGTTGGTACTGGAAGCGTAACAGTATCATGACAAAAAAAGTTTATATTGACGAAGCAGAAAATTTTGTACTTTTAGATTCAGAAAAAAATCAATCTGAAGCTGAAGCCATTAAAAGTCTTAAAAAAGATCCATTTGAAAAAGACTTACCAGAAGAGGAGATTGGTGAATTATGAAAATAACTATGAAATTTGATACTATAAAAAACTATGCAAATTTGTTTCAAATTGGAATTGCAAAGTGCAGTGCTGGAGATTTGCTGCAAAGAGACTCTTTAATTGAGCAGCCACACTATGAAAATTTAACTGAGCATGCAGATAATAATAATTTAGTAATTAACCGAAATAATTATTTTCTTTTAGAAGGCAAGATTAAAGTTTATTGGCAATGGGCTAACGACGAAAATATTTTAAGTAGTGATATTGATTTTCTTGCGTCTTTAAATGCACTTAATCCAGAAGACTCAAATGCTACTAAGCATACTACAAGCAATAGTTACGAATTTTCTTACGAATACACTGGCGACGTTAAAGAATGGACTACTCGATCTGTTATGTATGAGCCAAAATCTTCAATTGCTGGAATTGAAGCGCTTACCGACAACACAGTTATTTTATGCCCATTTCAAATAAACGAAAAATACAAATTTGAAAACATTGATCTTGGTGTAGGTGAGTCGTGTATTGCAACAAAAAATGCTACTGATACATACATATTCTTTTCTCAAGAATGTTTAATTAATAACACAAACCCTGTTAATCAATACGGCTTTAAAAAGCTTACTAGTGAGTCAATTAATATTAGCAACACTTCAAGTAAGCCATGCAAAATTATAAAAATATTTTAAATAAGGAGGACTTATGGCCACACATTGGCGTTATCAAGATGAAAAATCTGGCATACCAGCTTATTTTGTGCGTCCATTTTTAGACGATAACAAAAATACTGATTTAGTAACTCATTTCAACAATGTGCAGTTAGACAAAGCAAGTGTTGTTAATACAAAAGAAGAAAATATTTATAAAGTTAATGAAAATAAACGAAAAACTAATGTAAAGTTTTTTACAAATCCGCAATTGCAAGAATTGTGTAATCAAACATCACTTATTGCAAACTCGCACATGGGTTTAGATTACGAAATTAATTGTATTGAAGCTTTTCAATTTGCAAGATACGAAAAAGACGACAAGTTTGATTGGCATATAGACGGTCAACAATGCCAGTATTCAAAACGTGTTTGGGATAATTCAGGCGGTTTACGAGATATATCAAGAACTGGTAATCCAATGCTTATTAATACTGTAAGAAAATTAAGTGGAATTATTTTATTAAATACTGATTACAGTGGCGGAGAATTACAATTTAAGTGGACTGACAGCGAAGGCGAACACATTAAAACTGCACCTTTAAAAAAAGGTGATCTTGTTGTTTTTCCTTCTAGCTTAATGCATAGAGTGACTCCAATTACTAAAGGTACTCGTCATTCAATTACTTTTTGGATAGGTGGACCACCACTAAAATAATGTTTAAATTTATAAAATTAACTTATCAATATTACAAAGGTGCTAACGACACTAATCCAGATTTAAACAAAGTTTTTGGTTTTGTTCACAGTCTTGATAATAAACAACATAAAAAATTAAAAGCTAAATTTGATACTTATCCTATAGCCAATAAAATTTATACTGGATTAAGCTACCGACAAAGACTTGATTTACAAACTTTTAAATCTAATACGTTTGGTTACGATTTACAGAAATGGTTTAAAAATGCAGATGTAGATTTATTTAAAGAAAGTTTAAAAACTATTAAACCAAAAACAAATGTAGAAGCTAAGTTTTTTGAGCATGCTATGTTTCAGCACGATGTAATACACATGTTAAATAAATACGACACTTCTCCAATGGGTGAAGTAATGGTGTTATCATTTAATTTAGCTAAAGAATGGCGTTGGTCATACTTTGCAATTTTATTTTCAAGTTTGTTTATGGCTATAAGAAATTCTTTTAGTATAAAAAAATCTTTTCCAGGAACATTGTGGCAAAAAATTAAATACGCTCCAATTGTTTCGTATGTGCGTTTAGTGCGAGAAGGTTACAAAGTTGGAAAACAAGCGCCGTGGATTATGGCTGTTGACTTTGAATTATTTTGGAATTTACCAACAAATAATGTTCGTAAAGCTTTAAAAATTAAAAAATCTTATTATTGGGAACACATACTTCCAGCTTGGACAAAACTTCACAAAAAATATCAATCAAATTTACAAAAGGAAAAATAAAATGGATTTAATAAATGCAATAAATAAAATTTATGACATAGCAAAAATTAACGTACCTTTATACTACGTTGTAGTTGCTGTGCTTGTTACGGTAATAATTTTCTAATGAAAGACGTTAATGAATTAAATGTCGAAATAGAAAAATTAAACGGGAACATAAAACTTATTGAAAATTCTATTCGAACTATAGAAACTAATCATTTAGCTCACATTCAAAAATCAATTGAAACCATTAATCGTGTATTGTGGTCTGTGGGCTTTATGCTATTTGCTCAATTAGTAATAACAGTAAAAAGTTTTATTGTTGGTTAAATGAAACTTTCTGAAAATACTAGTGTTGCAATGCCAATTAAAAATATGCTGGGAATTATTTCCGTGTGCGTAGTTGGATCGTGGTTTGGCTTTGGCGTTATTGAAAGATTAAATAAAATAGAAACAGAATTACAACTTATTACAAAAGATTTAGAAGCCGCAAATGAATTTATAGAAGGCGTGCCAAAAGGCGATATGGTAAGCCCACAAATTCAAGAATTATTTATGTTGGTTGAATTTATTTCAGAAAATCAAGATAAGATAAAAGAGCAAATGGAAAAAGAAATTCCAATGATACAAAAAAACGACATGACTATTCAGTTTCATGAAGAACGCTTAATTAGTTTAGAGGAACGAAAAAATGGGAATCATTGAAACAGTTATTATACTTAGTTTGTATGTTTACGACGGAGGCAACAAAACAATTGAAGGTTGGTACCACCAAGACAATTTAAGTACATGCTTAGCTGCTAAAAGAACAGCTGAAAGAAACTCAGGTAACCAAGTGCAATACACTTGTAGTTTAGAAAAATGCAAAATGACTACAGATCAAACAGGGGTAAAACACTGCGATAAAATTATAAAGGAATAATATGCTTGGATTATTAAAACCATTTTTAGGACTAGCAACAGATATTGTTGGCGGCGTAATTGAAACTAAAAAAGCAAAAGCAAAACAAAAATTAGTTAAAATTGAAGCCGAAACACAAGTAATGCAACAACAAATTAAAGGAGAAATAGATTGGGATATCGAAGCAATCAAAGGAAGCAAAGAAAGTTGGAAAGACGAATATCTCACTATTCTGTTTTCAATTCCTCTACTGTTGTGTTTTCTTCCTTTTACTGTGGAGTATGTTGAACGCGGGTTTGCAGCTCTTGCACTAACTCCTGACTGGTACAAGTATACATTAGGCGTAATTGTTAGTGCGTCATTTGGAATTAAAGGCGCATCAAAGTTTATAGGAAAAAAATAATGGATCATCAATATTTAGTAATACATTGCGCAGCAACAAGACCGTCGCAAGATATAAGTGCTGAAGATATAGATCGTTGGCATAAAGAAAAAGGTTTTGATAAAATTGGTTACCATTATTTTATTAAAAGAAACGGCAACATTGAAAACGGCCGTTTAGAAACTGAAACTGGCGCACATGCTTACGGTTACAATAGTAAATCATTAGGTATTTGTTTGGCTGGTGGAGTAACTGAAGACAACATTACAGTTTCAGAAAACAATTTTACTAAAGAACAATTTGAAAGCTTAGATCGTTTAGTTGAACAAATTGAAGATACATATTTAGGTATTAAAGTTATAGGTCATAACGAAATTTCTCAAAAAGATTGTCCGGGGTTTAACGTACAGGAGTGGTTAAATGGCCGAAATTAAACAAAAAGCAAATCAAATTACAACACTATTAATTGAGCAAGCACACGCAAAGCTTACTAGTGGCGTTGAACTTACAGCAACAGAATTAAAAGTTTGTTTAGATATAGCAAAACAATACGGAGTTGAAACACAAGAAGCTCCTAAAAATATTATTGAAGAATTACCGTTTGATGAAGTAGGTACAAAAAATGGCTAGAGACTACAAAGCAGAATACAGAAAGTTTCACGCAAGTACTAAAGCTAAAAAAGATAGAGCTAGCCGTAACAAAGTTAGAAGGCAGCTTACAAGATCAGGTAGAGTACGCAAAGGCGACGGTAAAGATATAGATCACAGAGACGGTAACCCAAGAAACAACAGTAAAAAGAATTTAAAAGTTGTAAGCCGTAGCTCTAACCGCGCAAAACATTAATGGATCCTAGACTTAAAGATTTTAAAAATTTTTTATTTTTATGTTGGAAACACTTAAATTTGCCAGATCCAACTGAAATACAATACGACATTGCAGACTTCTTACAAGACGGACCAAAACGTCTAGTTATTGAAGCTTTTCGAGGCGTAGGAAAATCATGGATTACTTCGGCTTTTGTTTGCCACCAATTATTATTAGATCCACAAAAAAATATACTTGTTGTCTCTGCATCTAAAAGTAGATCAGATGACTTCAGTACATTTACGCAAAGACTTATTGGCGAAATGGAAATATTAGAACACTTACAACCTGGTCCAAATCAAAGATCATCTAAAATTTCGTTTGATGTTGGTCCAGCACTAGCATCACACGCACCTTCAGTTAAATCGCTAGGTGTTACATCACAGCTTACAGGATCACGTGCTGATCTTATTGTTGCTGATGACGTTGAGTCTGCAAATAACTCACAAACACAACTGATGCGCGATCGTCTTAGTGAAACAATTAAAGAGTTTGATGCGATTATAAAACCAGAAGTCGGACGCATTGTATTTTTAGGAACACCTCAAACAGAATTTAGTTTATACAACAGTTTAGAAGAGCGTGGATTTAAGACGCGCATTTGGCCTGCTCGTCACCCAAACGAAAAACAACGAGTAAGTTATGGCCATAAATTAGCACCACTTATTGCAAAATCTAAAAAGATTAAAGATCCAACAGATCCAAATCGTTTTGATGAGACAGACTTATTAGAACGAGAAGCATCTTATGGTCGATCAGGTTTTGCTTTGCAGTTTATGCTTGATACGACGTTAGCTGACATGGACCGTTACCCATTAAAGCTTAATGATCTTATTGTGTTATCAGGTTGCAAATCATGGTCAGAAGGACCAGTAAAAGTATTATGGGCATCAGGAGCTGACCAAATTAAAGCTCTTGATCCAGAGATTCCAAACGTTGGACTAAAAGGCGATTACTACACCTCACCACTTCATGTAGCTACAGAATTTAAGGAATGGGAAGGTAGCGTAATGGCTATTGACCCGTCTGGACGAGGCGCTGACAAGACTGCATTTTGCATCGTAAAGATGTTGCACGGTATACTGTACTTAACAGAATTCGGCGCACTCGACGGAGGGTATTCAGAAGACACATTAAAAGATATTTGTTTTGCTGCTAAAAGACAAAAAGTTAATAAGATTGTCGTCGAGAGTAACTTTGGTGACGGAATGTTCTTACAGATCCTACAGCCAATATTACACGATATTCACCCATGCAGCATTGAAGAAGTAAGACACAATACACAAAAAGAAAAACGTATTGTAGATACTCTTGAGCCAGTAATGAATCAGCATAGACTTGTAGTAGATGACGCATTAATTCGTGAAGACTTTAATAAGCACGAGCAAGATCATAGGTTATTCTTTCAGATGAGCCGATTGACTCGAGATAAAGGATCTCTGAGACACGACGACTTACTCGACTGCTTATCAATGGCCGTAAACTATTGGACATCAGTTATGGACGTCGATCTTAATCGAGCTAACCAAGAGCACAAAGAATCAATGCTACAGATAGAATTAGACAAATTCATGGAATCTGCCACCGGAAGACCAACTAGGCAAAGAAATTGGATCAGATGACGCCCAGAGATGCACGAGGATTGACGATTTAGGTGTTTCCCATAGGCTAACATGCCCCAAAAATAGGTACACGTATTGGTACCCCAGATTTAAACATAGATATTCATAATGTCCACTAGTCCTCCTCTAGTGGACACTTAACACAAAGGAACTCATGAAACTAAAGAAACTTAAGATTGGCTACGAGTCGTATGATATAGACTGGTGGACTGCTACTAATGCTACATCAAATGAAGCCAGCGGTGAATTCTTTGCTAAAGAGAAAAAGATTGGTGTTGATTCCAGAGAGACTGGAGCACAACTAGTAAACACACTAATCCATGAAGCGCTGCATGCCGTAGTGTATCATCAGGGACTTAAGTTAGGCGATGAGCAGGAGGAGCTTATAGTAAACTCAATGGCCAATGGGTTGACTGGTATTCTCGTTGACAATCCAGGTTTCGTTGATTGGATCAAAGAGCAGCTATGAACGACTATTTGTTAACTATATATACAGCTGTTGGTCACCTTAAGTTTAACATTGACGGTAGCAAAATGAGTTGTGATAAGCTTATAGCTCACTTTCAAGACATAGGTGACATAACGTACGAGCTTCCGTTTACGTATTTTAAAGGTGCACAGATGATTGGCTATGCGTGCGAAGTACTTATTGTTTCCTAGCAGTTTTTGATAAAAAAATCTAAGAGGCTTATCATAAGATTACCAACGCAAAAAACCCCATTGAACTTTAAAAAGACACCGTAGACTCAACTATCATAAATTCACGCGCGAAAAAATATATCACGTATCAAAAAACAGTAGATTTAGAATCTACGAGAATCTTAGAATGATTCTAATCTACGACTTCTCGATTTTTTTTGATGTTTGTGTGTGTGCGAGCATTATTTTTTTTGAAATCAAAATTGTATATATATAAAGAGTTTTAAAATACTGTGATATAAATGATGCACTCGTGAATTAATTTCATTAATGTATCATTTTTTTATTTGCAACGATTATTAAACAAAGTACTTTTAATTATCTTAAACAAATAATCTCGGAAGGATTAAAAAATGCCGAAAACACATAAAATAATAAAAGATCGTAACGACTTATTCGTTACGGGTTCCGTTTCTTGTGATGATAAAATTACTCGTGAGAAATACAGAAAACTTACCAACACGATTGTATCAACATTCGATCACGTCAAAACGATGTTTGATACAAATAAAGACTTAACATTGTGTGTAAGAAATATTCGCGGAAATACTCTCGGATTTTACAATAACGGAAAATCTGAAATCGCAATTGATATTCGTGACTTAAATGAAAAATCAATTGTATCAACAATGATTCACGAATTTACTCACGCAAATCAATACAAAACAAAAAAGCTTTCAAATTCGAAAGTTAAAGACAAAGTCGTTTGGAATAAAGTCGAAATGACGAAATATGATTCAAAAAAGAATCATCAAAAATATCTCGATCAACCTTGGGAAATCGAAGCGAGAGAAAATGAGAAAAAGTATACCGAAAAAGTATGCAAAGTTCTCGGAATTAAATAAAGTTGAGAAAAACGAGAGTCTTCGGATTCTCGTTTTTTTCGACGTTTTACTATCATCACTCTCAACGCGAACGACAACGCGAAGTGAGTGTCAAAACGGAAGGATTAAATTATGAATACATTTCATTCGCATTATGCGGACGACTTAAATATACCAACATCGTGGGTTGACGAATCTTATAACAATGATGTTTGTCCGTCGTGGGTATATAAAGAATACCGTATATTTATCAATCATCGACTATCATCAGAGCGAACAGACCAAACCGAAGATGCATTACGTTTTTGGATTTGTCTTAACTCAGATTATATCGATTCAAATGAGATGTGGTTGTACGTATCAACTGACTCGTTTGACGAAGTATTATCAATTACTAAAACGGAGGATTAAATTATGGATTATATAATATTTGGCATCGTCGACAACGCGGTTATGATTTTCGGT